GCCGAGCAGGCCATCCGGGTAGGTCTGCAGCCCGCCGATCTCCTCCTCGTTGCCAATCGAGGCGGCGCCTTCACGGTCGAGCGCCGCCTCCACGTTCAGCGCATCGCCGGGATCGAGCATCCTCAGCAGCAGGTCCTGCCCGGCGGTGTCAGCCGTACTGACCCGCGCTCGCACCACGAACCAGACCCGTTTCGCCTGCAGTCCGAAACCGGCGCCCAGCTGCGAGGGGGAGGCAGGAAAGACGTCCAGGCTTGGCGGGGTCGGAGTTGGGTTGAGGCCCGCGTAGACCTGTAGCTCCGGGACCTCGAGCATGAGCGTCTCAAGCGCGGAGGCGATATCGGCCTGCACCTCGGCAAGCGTCACGCGACCCCCCAGCTACCCTGCTTCGCCTTCAACGGCGCGAGCGTGCGCGCGTGCCGATACCAGGAGTCGCGGGCGGTCACGATTGGGAGCGCCTCCGGCCCGACCGAGACGACGCCGTGACCCGACCAGCCCTCCCGCCATAGCTCGACCGCCCGGGCAAGGTTCACGTGCACAACAAGCGGCGACGGAGGAACGGGAGCCGGAGCGTCCACGCTGTAGCCCAACTCCCAATCGATCTCCTCCGCCGCCGCGTCGAGCGTGCGTTGCAGTGCCGCGGAGTCGGCGGTCTGCGGCGACAGGTTGAGCCATCGCATTAGCTCCGCGACATCCGCGTAGGCCATCAGGCAGCCGCTCCGTCGATGGCCGCGCGAATGTCGGCCTTGGTCATCGAGGTATTGGCTTCAACCCCGTGCTCCTCCGCGTAGGCGAGTAGCTCATCCTTCGTCATCGCATCGAGGTCGTTCTGTTCCGCGGCCCCGGGCGTGCCGCCGGTCCCTTCGTCCCACGGCGTCGATTCGTCCGCCCGGACCACCTGCTGATTCGGGGCGTCCCAGAGGGTGGACATCACATCACCAGGACGCGACCCATGTAGTCAACCGCCGAGAACGTCGCCCGGCCCATGTAGTCCTTCGAATTGATCGCGGGGGTGATCAGCGCGCGGCCCATGTAGTCCTTGGACGCGGTACTGGTCGCCTGGCCCTCCGCGCCCGCCTCAAACTGCTCGATGGCCGCGCGAAGCTCGTCCTTGGTCATATCGTTGTTGGCAGGAGTGACGCCGAGGGCCTTCGCGTGCTCGAGTAGTTCGGCCTTCGTGAGCGCGTCGAGATCCTCGCTCATGGCGTCTTGGTGATCTTGATAATCCCGGTCGCCTCGATCACCAGCGGCGTGAAGTAGCCCGCATATGCGACCTGGACGCCGAGGACGGAAGGCTCGACCACCTGCAGCGAGCCGATGCGGTCCTCGTAGGCCTCCGCCGCCGCGCTCGAGAAAACGAGGATGCGCGAGGCGCCGATCCCGGAGGAGACATAGACCGGGATCCCGGAGATCTGCCCGACCAGGCCGGTGCCGAAGTCGGCCGCGGCGAAGCCGCCCGGAGACTGCGAGGGGACGGCAGGCACGGGCGGGAACACCGGCCCGATGGCGCCCAGCATCGTCGGCGCCATAAAGGCCGCGATCCGGCCCTGGCCCTTGGTCGCGGTGTAGATCTTGGCCGCCGCATCCCAGAGGCTCGAGGCCAGCTGATCGGCGGTATTGATCCCGGTCGGGAGCGCCAGCCCGGCCGTTGCCGCCGCATCGAACGCGGTTGCGGCTGCGGCCTCCGTGACCTGCGCGTAGACGCCTGCGAGGTCCTCGATGATCACGTCCATGATCTGCGGAGTCGAAAAATCGACATCCTGGCGGCTCACGTTGACGTAGCCGCCATACGTGGCCGCGGTCGCCGCGATCTTGCCGATAACCATCTTCTGCGAGACAAGCTCCTGCTTCTCGCCCGACTGCGCGGCGACGTTCGTATGCTGCGTCACCTTCGGGCGAGACCAGTTCTGCCCCGGCAGTTGCCGCGGCCCGAGCCACGAGACCAGCGGACGGTTGGAGTCAACGAAATTGACCACCGGCTGGACGATTGGCGAGGGGATCAGGCCCGGGTTGTCGCCCGTGGTCTGATGCGCCGCCGCCCGGTGATACATATCGAGCCGCGAGACGGCATCCTCGGCGCCGAGACCGGCACGCCAGCGGTCGATCACGTAGCTCCCGGCGGAGCGGTACTCCACCTCGCGCGGGCGCTCCTCCTCGCGATCCTTGAAGAATCCCGAGATCTCCGCGAGCCGCGAGCGCGACTCGCCAGAGAGCCTGCGCGCCTCGATCAGCGGCCCGATCTGCGTCTCGCAGTCCTGGATCCGGTCGCGGGCGCGGGTGATCAGTTCAAGCTCTTGCGGACTGAGGTCGCGCGTCTCTTTCTCGGCGTCCTCCACGAGTCCGTCGATAAACGTCTGCCGCTCCTCGATCTCCGTCGAATAGCGGGCGAGGATCTGATCTGTAGGCCTCACGGCCTGACCTCCTTCGGTTGCGCGAACAGCGGGACCGGATCGATCCGTTTGCTCGAGCGCATCCCCCGTCTACAACCGTCCCCGTCCTACGGGTTTGGTCTCTAACGGTTGGAGGTCAGCGTTCTAGCCGAGGCGAGCATAGCGCTCAGCGAGCCGCCACGCACGTACCGCATCGAGGTGCGGTGTCGCGGCCCGCTCCGGGCCAGGGGTGTCATCTGCGGCAAGTGCGGAGCGGACCGCGAGCACGGAGGCGCCCGTATAGGCAGGGTCGGGCGTCAGGCCGATATGGTCGAGCCAGAGCGCATTCAGGCGGCGGCGGGAGCGGGTCTCCCAGACCTCGGCCAACGGTTTAATCCGGCCGGTGCGCCCGTTCTCGCGCAGCAGCGCGAATCCGGCGGAGGCATCCAGGATCCCGTCATCGGCGAGCACCAGCGTCTCGTCGCCCAGCTGCGTCGGAGAGATCCGCACCTCCGCGACCAGCCCCTGCTCGCGCGAGGGATGCAGCGCAATCGCCTTGCCGACCGTGCGCTCCGTATCGTGCGCGCGGTTGACGCGCACCTGCGAGGAGCGGCGCTCGACCCCGGCGAAGGCGCCGCGCGAGCAGACCTCCTCGATCCAGCGGCCGTGATAGTTGACCTCCGCCACCTGCTCGTAAGGCATGACGACAAGCTCGATAGTGCGCTTCGGGAACGACACATCCGAGACCTCGCCGAGACTGCGAAGCTCGATCACGGACTGCTCTGAGGCTTGCTCTGTCATCGCAACACTCCCGCGGAGAGGTCGGCCGGATCGGAGTTGGAGAGCCGCTCCGCCGCGCGGATCTCATCCACGCTGAGCGCCGGGCGGCCAGTCGCCGGGTCAACGATGCCGTTCAGGATCTGCGCGGTCTGGGCGCGCTCGAGCGGCGGCGGCTCCACGTAGGCGTCACGGTTGACCTCTACGCGCGTGCCGCGCGGGAGCAACCACTCCGAGAGCGCCGCCATAACGGAGGCGGCCTTCGGCCGCAGCCCGGCGCGCCAGTGGTAATCGAATACCTGCGTGACGTTCGAGTAGGTCATGCTCTCGCCCGGCGCCGACGGCAGCCCGACCAGGAATCCCGGCACGCCCAGCAGGTAGGCGATGCGGGCCTCGTTGAACTGCAGCAGGTCGAGCAGCGCCATATCGCGCGGGTTGACCTGCGTCGGCTCCCACTCGAGACCGCCCTCGAGCACCGCAGGCTCGCCGATAGCGGACATCCGCGCGGCCACCCACTGCGCCTTGATCTTGGCGGCGGCGGCCTCGCCGATCTCCTCGGAATGCTTCAGCACGCCCGGCGGGATCCCGCCGCCCGCGGCGAGCTTCGTGCCGTACTGCGTGAGCACGCGCGCCGAGACCACGCGCGCCCCGGCAACATCGAGCGGGCCTTGCCCGCGCGCGGAGCCGACTTGCGACTGGTAGCGGATATGCAGCAGGTCGGGCGTCACGTCCACGTCGCCGATGCGGTAGCGCCGCAGGCCGTCGTAGATCTCGACCTGGACGGCCCACGGCGGCACCACGTGGAAACGGGCGGGCCAAGTGGTCGCATAGCGGGCGGTCGCGAGCACGAACGCCTCGCCGAGGTGGTAATCCCAGAACAGCTGCTTGGCGAACTCCTCCCACGAGGTGTAGAGGTCGGGGTCGGGGTTG